CCGGGGATCCTAGGCTTATTGGATTGCGCTTTCCTAAGCCTATCTACTGGAGCAATGGGGCAGATCGTGACCATGTTTGAGGCTCTGCCTCACATCATTGACGAGGCCATAAACATTGTCATTATAGTTTTAATCATCATGACAACACTTAAGGCAGTGTACAATTTCGCCACATGTGGGATTTTTACACTGATTGCTTTCTTGCTTCTGGCAGGCAGATCATGTGCTCTGTATGGATTAAGTGGACCAGACATCTATAAAGGTGTTTACCAATTCAAGTCTGTCTCTTTCAACATGTCTGTCCTGAATCTGACAATGCCAAATGCCTGCTCAGTAAACAACTCTCATCACTACATCAGCATGGGCACATCTGGACTTGAGTTGACATTCACAAATGACTCCATCTTGTCACACAATTTCTGTAACCTGACAGACAGTTTCAGAAAAAAGACTTTTGATCATGTGCTCATGAGCATTGTGACCAGCCTCCACCTTAGTGTGAGAGGAAACAACAACTACAAAGCTGTGTCTTGTGATTTCAACAATGGTGTTACTATTCAGTATAACCTGTCTTTCTCTGGAGCTCAGGAATCAGTGAATCAGTGTAACACCTTCAGAGGGAGGGTTCTAGACATGTTTAGAACTGCCTTTGGTGGTAAATTTATGCGAAGTGGGTATGGGTGGAAGGATGCTCAGGGCAAGACAACTTGGTGCAGTCAGACTTCATATCAATATCTTATTATACAGAATAGAACATGGGAGAACCACTGTGAATACGCAGGACCTTTTGGACTATCAAGGATTCTTTTTGCTCAAGAGAAGACAAAATTCTTGACACGAAGACTTGCGGGAACTTTCACTTGGACTCTCTCAGACTCATCAGGAACAGATGACCCTGGCGGCTACTGCTTGACAAGGTGGATGATTCTTGCTGCAGATTTGAAGTGTTTTGGCAATACCGCAGTGGCAAAATGCAATATGAATCATGACGAGGAGTTCTGTGACATGTTGAGATTGATTGATTACAATAAGGCAGCACTGGCTAAATTCAAGACAGATGTTGAGTCAGCCCTTCATCTTTTCAAGACAACAGTGAACTCCTTAATCTCTGATCAACTCCTGATGCGCAATCATTTAAGGGATCTGATGGGTGTACCTTATTGCAACTATTCCAAGTTCTGGTATTTAGAACATGCTAAGACAGGTGAGACAAGTGTCCCAAAGTGCTGGCTGGTAACTAATGGTTCTTACTTGAATGAGACCCACTTCAGTGACCAAATTGAGCAGGAGGCAGACAATATGATCACAGAAATGCTCAGAAAGGATTACTTCAAGAGGCAAGGCATGACACCACTAGCACTGATGGACATATTGCTTTTCTCTACAACAGCTTACTTGGTGAGCATTTTTTTGCATCTCCTGAAAATTCCAACACACAGACACATAAAAGGAGGCACATGCCCAAAACCACACAGACTGAATAGAATGGGCATCTGTAGCTGCGGGGCCTTCAAGGTCCCAGGTGTCGACACCGTCTGGAAGAGACGCTGAGCGGTGTCGCCTCCCTGACTCTCCACCTCGCACGAGGTGGAGAGTCAGGGAGGCCCTGTGGGCCTACAGGGTCACTATGTTCGGGCCCCTGAACACGAGGTCGTGGGGAAGAAGGTTGTGTACAGTTTTGAGATCCAGCATCCTTGCCTTTGTGGCACATTCAAAGATCATGCAATCCATCAGGGCACAATGTGGGGTGATCTCTTTCTTCTTCTTGTCCCTGACGATGCCTGTGTGCATCTTGCATAGCCAGCCATACTTGTCCCACACCTTGTCCTCATACTCCCTAGATGCTTCCTTACTCATCTCAATGTCCACCAGTTTGATGTCCCTCCTGTTCTGGGAGTCCAGAAGTTTTCTGATGTCTTCTGAGCCCTGACAGCTCAAGACCATACTCTGCGGAAGAGCTCCTAAGACAGAAGATGTTAAACCTGGCTGCGCATTGAACAGGTCAGCTATGTCCATACCGTGAGAATATTTAGAGTCCTGTTTAAATTGTTTCTGATCAATAGGCTCCCTGTAAAAGTGGATGTACTGTCCACTTTGTGGCTGGAAGATGGCCACTTCAACAGGGTCAGTGTGCCTACCTTCAATGTCAATCCATGTGGGAGCGTTGGGATCCAGTCCTCCCATCAAGTCCTTCAGAAGCATAGTCTGACTGTAGCTGAGGCCAGCTTGAGGAGGGCCTGTAGATCCTGGAGCGGGTCTGGTGCCATTTGAGGCGGGTTTATCTTGTGTCAGGTCAATGGTTGTGTTGTCCCAGGCCCTACCTGTTATGGAGGTCCTACAGGCAATGTACGGCCACCCCTCACCAGAAAGACAAATTTTATAAAGAATGTTTTCATAAGGATTTCTGTCACCCACCTGATCTGAGACAAACATATTCATCTTTTTCTTTGCACTTAACAAGCTCTTGAGTAGGTCCTCAATGTTGTTTGGCTTAATGTGAATTGATTCCAACATGTTTCCGCCATCAAGCAATGAGGCTCCTGCCTTGACAGCAGCACTTAGGCTGAAATTGTAACCCGAGATGTTGATGCTGGACTGTTGTTCAGTGATGACACCTAAGACAGGGTGTTTGTCTTTGAGTGCTTCAAGATCATTAAGGTTTGGGTACTTAACAGTGTAGAGTAAGCCCAAGTCAGTCAAAGCCTGAACAACATCATTCAAAGGTGTCTGTGACTGTTTTGCCATACAAGCCATTGTGAGGCTCGGCATTGTCCCAAACTGGTTATTGAGCAGGGAGGAATCCTTTACATCCCACACTCTCACAACCCCTGCTCTGTTATCCTGGGGTCGCCTCATCCCAACCATCTGCAAAATCTGGGACCTTTGGTCTAATTGTTGAGTTGTTAGGTTGCCCATGTACACCCCAGATGTCTGTGGTCTCTCACCTCTGATGATCTTAGTTTTCAACTTCTCAAGGTCTGCAGCAAGAGACATCAACTCATCAGTACTGAGCCTGCCTACCTTCAGGACATTTCTTTTTGAAGTAGACTTCAGCTCAACAAGAGATTGGACAGTTTGATTGAGGCTCCTAAGCCTTTGGAGGTCTCTATCATCCCTTCTCTCCTTTCTCATGATTCTCTGAACATTGCTCACCTCAGAGAAATCTAACCCATTGAGAAGGTTTGTTGCATCCTTTATCACCAAGGACTTGACGTTTGAGGTGTAGCTGTTGAGCTCCCGCCTCAACGCTTGTGTCCACTGAAAGCTCTTTACCTCTTTCGATTGAGACATGGTGCTGATGCGGAATGGAGTTCGAAGGTGGCTCATAGAGGAAAGCGCAACCAAATTGCCTAGGATCCACTG